AAATGAGACAATTAATTTTACTTGATTTTTTTTGATTTATTTTATATTATAATAAAAAGTTCTTTCGAAAACAATTTTTCAAGAAATCAACCAGAGCCATCCTTAAAAATTATGGGTATTAGATGGCATATCCAATATATTAAAATGGAGGATTTTCAAAATGAGAAATGAAAATTACAGTTTAACAATTAGTCAAGGATCCAAATGGATTGAAGACGTAAATGGTGCAGTAAAATTAGAGTATGGTAAGGCTTACGTTGTAAGACTTAAAAACAGAACCAATACACCTTGTGGTGTCGATCTTTACATTGATGGTAAAAGAGTAGCCAATGGACAATTTTATGTGGGCGCAAATTCATACATAGATGTTAAAGGATACTACAATGGTGTTTCCAGGGAATTTGTTTTTGAACCATTAACTGCTAATAAAAAAGGAGATTTTGATGGAGAAGCATCAATATTGGAAGCAAGATTTTATAAAGTTAAACAAACTGAAAAAGAACAAGTTCCAATAATTATACAACAAAATCAATTATATCCTTTTTATAAAGAAACACCTTATATTGATCCATTAGATGTATGGAATCCATTTAAATGGTATGTAAATACAGATTGTTTACAATTATCTAATTTTAATAATGGATTTAGAAATGCAAGTAATAATGTTACTTACACATGTAGTACAACAAGTAATAATGGTAAAACTACTTATACTATAAGTTTGGATCCTGAAACAGCTAAAAAAGCAGAGAAAAACTTATTAAGTCAAGGTTTTACTAGAAAAGGTAAAAAAACTGATCAGAAATTTAACACAATTGATGTTGAATTAGAAGAGAAACCAGAGATTTTAACTTTAAACATGTATGGATATTTTTCAGCAAAACAATGTAGTTGTGGATATGAATTTAAATCCAATGATGAAAAATATTGCAGTAATTGTGGAAAAAAGAGATAAAATTTATTTAAATTATTTATAAAAGTATGCAATAATGTAAAAGTGTTGATTTTTTAGACACTTTTTACATTATTGTATTATGTAAATAGAAAAAATGGAGGAAAAGGATTCATGAAAGAAGAAGCATTGAAAGAAGGAAAATCTTTCATTGATTCTGTATCTTATCTTTCTGATAATTTTGAAGGGTTTGATGGTGTTATCAAATCATTTCAAGATGCAAAGGAAAATGGTAAAAAATCTTTAGAAATAACAGTTGATATGACACATGGTGGTTATGTTAATCAAAACTATAGATTTTATAGACCACAAGATATGGAAGAAGCACTTGAAACTCTTACAAAACCTTATAGAAAACCAGTTTATGGCGGAAGTCATCCTGGTATTTTTTCTAATGCAAAAGAAATTGGTAGAGTAACAGATGCTAAATTTGAAATGATTGAGAATGCCGAAGAAGGAAAACCTAAATGTAAAATTGTTGCTAAAGCAATTATTACAGATCAAGAAGCAATTGAAAAAATAAAAGATGGAAGATATTTAACAGTATCTTCTGGTGCAACTTGCATTGATTATCCTACTTGTTCTATTTGTGGTAAAAAAGTTGATGATGAAGATTGTAACCATAGAAAAGGACATACATATAAAGTAGGTGATAGTAAAGAAGAAAAACTTTGTTATTGGATAACAAACGGATTAGAATATAAAGAATTCTCATTTGTTGGTGAACCTGCAGATGCATCAAAAACTCATTTTGCTGGAGTTGTTTCAGCTAGAGTAGTTGATACACCTGATTTTACTCAAGATGTTAAAACACAACAAGATTCTGTTCAAAATTCTAATACAACAACTTTAAATGATAACAAAGAACCTACTCCAGCTGAACCAAAAGCTGAACCAGCAGTAGAACCTAAAGCAGAACCTGTAACAGAACCAGTAGTTGATAATAAAGAACTTGAAACTTTAAAAGCTGATAAAAAAGCTTTAGAAGAAAAAGTTACTAAATTAGAAGCTGAATTAAAATCAGCAAATGAATCTGTTAATAATATTAAGATTGAACTTAATGTTAAAGAAGGTATCATAAAAACTAAAGCTGATGAATTAGAAAAATTAAATCAAGATAAAAAATCGTTAGAGTCTATATATTCTAGTGTTGTAGATGCGTATAAAGCTACAATGTTAGATCAAATTAAAGAAATTGAGTGTCAGACAAATCAAGATTTGATAAATTCGATTGAATCTGCTGACTCTCAGGAAGCAAAAGATAAGCTTATAAATGAAAAGGTCGATACTTATCGCAGTCTTGCTTTATCTGATATGGAAAATTCTTTAAAAGAATTGAAATCAAAAAGACCTAATGTTGTTAGTAATTTACAAAAATTAAATAACGCTGATTCTAAAAATACTAACGTAAAAAAAGTAAAAAGATCGGCAGAACTAACAGCAATGTTAGATATATTAAACATTAAAGAAATAAAATAATTTAGGAGGAATAAAGTAAAATGGCAAATCCAGGAATAAATAATCTTTGGAATATCAGTTTTAATGGGAATGCAATGAAAAGACCATTAAAACCGATGACAGACAGGTTGTTCGATTTATATGGTAACAACCATCCTTATAGAATTAGATTAGTAGTTGAAGCAGCAGTATACAGTGGACATAATGCATTTGTATTCAGAAGTTTACCTGTATTAAAGGTAAGTGATTGGGAAGGATACAAAGTAGGTTATTGTGCTCCTAAAGGTACAATCGTTTCAGCTATTACAGCAGCTACACCAGTTATAGCTACAAATCAAGGTATTGGAAATCCAGCAAGAAATGACAAATTCAAAGAATTCGTTAAAGTTGATGCACAAGGAAATGTTATTACTGATGCTAATGGAAATCCAGAATTAACAGCTATTGTAGTAACAGATATTGATGGTACAGCATTTGGTTATGATGAATCTATAACAACATTATTTGTACCAGCAAATGGTGGAAAACAAGCAGTTTATGCTTATAATCATGAATTGGAACAAGAAGTTGGTTCTCCAATTGATACAGCAACAAAAGCTGTTACAATACCAGCAAATATACCTTACGGTATAATGATAAGTCCAATGTGGCAAGATACAAGAGGAAGATTCTTAAATTTTGATGATACATTATTATATTCTTCATTAAAAGATGGAAGATTCTGGGTACCTTATGTTAATACAGCAACAGTTACTTGGTTCGGTACATATTCTGCAGATGCATCAACTGGTGTTGAAACAATAGGTAAAGGATATAAAGCAGTTTATAAAGAATATCAATTTGCAGCTTTAGAAACTGCAGCAGGTAATTTACCTGAAGCTGGTTCATTATTAACATCCGATATTTATGGTAAATTTGTTTTACAATATGGTAAAGTAAATACAGCTGCTGAAGGAGAAGATCCTTCTTATGAAGATCAATCCTTAACAGGTGCAGTTACAGTTCAATCTGTTGGTAAAGTTATGACTTATAACAATAGATATCCACAACATATGAATGCAGGAATTCAACAATATCCTGGTATGAAATTAATGGATTACAAAACAAATGGTATTCCAGTAGATTTATACATATTTGTTGAAAGTATATTGAATTCTGATGTTGCAGCAGCTAAAACAGCTGGTTTGATTGATGAAGATAATAATTATGCTGATAAGAATGATGTATTAGCAGCAATACAATCTGGCGTATTTGGTATGTTAAAAATAGATTTAGATAAGTAAAATATAAAAAAGTAATTTGAGTAGCTAAGAAATTAGCTACTCAAATATTAAATTTTTGGAGGAAAATTAATAATGTTAAAAAATTTTGCAGATATTAAGCAACACATAGCAAGCATAAGTCATTTAAAAGATTCTTTTTTAAATGACGGCGTTGTTTTTGATTATGAAAATAATGTCCCTAAGTATAACGAAGAAGGAGAAGTAATGAAAGTTTCTCTTAAAGATTTCGTTACAACAGATGATTTAAGACCATTAATGAAAACTGTTATATCTACAATATTAGTAGATACAATACAACCAGCTCTTTTAATTATACCTAATTTGGCAACAGTTATTAGAACAAATGGTTCTAATGAAGTTATCCAAATAAAGGCTATAGAAGATGTTGAAGTTGGTTATGTTGGAAAAGGTGGAGATTATCCTGAAACTCATTTAGCATTCGATAATATCGGTGATGCAGTAGCATCTAGAACAAGAAAAGTTGGTGCTAAATTAATCGTTGATCAAGAAGTTGTTAAAGCTGACCAATATGGTATAATTGCTGTTTGGTTATCAGCAGCTGGAAAAGCTCTTGCTAGATTCAAAGAAACTGAAGCTATCAGAGTAATACAGACATACGGAACAACAGTATTTGATAATGCAGATCCAACAAATGCTGAATTCGGCACAACAAGTGGTTTAAGCGCACAATTAACAAGAAATGGTACATTTACAGTTGAAGATTTACATAGAATGTATGCATATTTATGGCAAAGAGGATTTAAAGGTGATACAATGATAATCCATCCATTAGCATGGCAAGTATTAGCTATGGATCCTTTAATGGGCCAAAATATACTTAAAGGAAATGTATTAGCATATCCTCAAATTCCTACAGGAACAAGAGCAAAAGGCTTTGCAGATCCTTTCAAAGGTAAAGGTGCTGTAATGACAGGTACTGGTACAAAAGAAGGTTCTAGTGCATGGGTTAATACAATAACTCCAATAGGAAATTTCTATGAAGTTTCTGTAAATTATGCACCAACTCCAGTAAAAGTATTAGTATCTCACTATGTACCTTATCAAGAAATTGATGTTACAGAAGGAACAGGTGGAGAAGCAGTAACTGTTAAGAAATTCGTAACAGATATTATAATGGCTGATTCTTCTAAAGGTTTAATTCTTTATCAATCTGAAGATCCTAACACAAAAGAAGGCTTCATTGATATGAATGAAACTTATTGGTTAAGAGTTCAAGAAAAATATGGTTTCGGAGTTTGGGCACAAGGTAAAGGATTGATTATAGCTAAAAATGTTGTTGTAGATAAAAACTATAACTTCACAACAGTTAATCAACAATCTATAAAACCTATAAATCCAGCTGCTCCAATCGTAACTCTCTAATCGTGATATAAAACTTGGCTCGTAGTTAATACGAGCCAAGTTGACTTAAATAAAATTACAAGGAGTTAATTGTGGTTAAAAAAAGTAAAAGTGAAGTAAAAAAGGAAGCAATACAGTTTGCTACTGAAACAGAAAAGAAAGAAGC